ACTGGTGGTATTGCAACCGCAACTCAACTTAGTGTAAGTGGGGTAACCACAATCAGTCAGGGAAGAATCCAAGCAAATGCTGATGCAAATATCAGATTTGGTAATGGAGCACTATCTGGATCTGTAGTTAGAAATATTGCAATCGGTGACCAAGTTCTTCAGTCCATGACTGGTGGTTCTGGTAGAAACATTGGTGTGGGTGAGTTTGCACTTAAAAATGTTTCTAGTGGTGCATACAACGTTGGACTTGGTATCAGAGCGGGTGAGAAAATAAACACTGGATCTTATAACGTAGTTCTCGGTGGATTCAATGGTGATACCACTGATTTGGGTATTATCAATTCATCAAATAATGTTGTAATTTCTGATGGACAGGGAGACATCAGATTCTACTCAAACGGAAGTAAGAACACTGGTATTAATACTACCGTTCTCTCAAATGAAGATGTAACAGTCGGTGGTAGTTTGACCGCAACATCTTTCCATGGATCTGCTACTGGACTTACAAATATTCCTGCAGGACAACTAACTGGAGTATTGCCTACCATCGACGGTAGTAACTTAATTAATGTTACTGCAAGTGGTACTGGCGTTAACGTTCTGAATAATCAGAATAATCTAGGTGTTGCTGGAACATTTGATTTTAGTTCTGGTATTAATGCAAACTTTGGTGTTGGAATCTCAACCATATCTATTGATCCTAACTTAGGATTGACTCAGTTAAATGTTTCTGGTGTTTCTACATTTAATGGTGTAAGTGTGATGGCGGATATATTATCCTCTAATATAAACAATACTGGGATTATTACCGCATCTCAAATTAGATTTGGCAACATTGGAGCGATAACCGATCTAAATTCTGATATGCGTCAAGCAAATACCTTGACGTTTGGTGGCGGGGAAATGGCAATGTTTACCCGATTTAATGGTTCTAGTAATTATAGTCAGATAGTTGTAGATAATTATCCACTTTACATTGGAACACAGGGTGAACAGGGTAGTGGTTTTTATTACACCACTCTAATAACTGTAGACCCTGGTAATGATTCTGGTATTTTTGGAACCAATGATGCTTATTGTGCTTTAGGTCATGGGCAAAATATAAGTAATGGTGCTGGTGGCAATACATTATTCAGAGTAAGAACTACTGGAACGGGTGTTACTGTATTTGGTAATTTAGATTTACTTTCTGGCGATGTAAGTGTTTCTGGAGTTGTTACAGCGACATCATTCACTGGTTCTGGTGCAGGACTAACCAGTATTCCTGCAGCACAACTTACAGGATCACTACCTGCGATTGATGGTTCTAATTTGATCGGAGTTATTGCTTCTGGTACTGGTATTGAAATTAAGGATAGTGACTCTGTTGTTGGTTCTGCTGGAACCGTCAACTTTGGAGATGGATTGACAGTATCACCAGTATCTGCTGGTGTTGTTACTGTCACCGCAGCCGGTGGTTCACTCCAAAACAGAGTTACTGTTTCTGCATCTACTACATCAATTGCAGACAACGCTGTTGGGTTTACTACTGCTGCAGGATTTAAAGCATATACCTTAATGAAGGTAGGTGTATCGACTGCAGCTTGGATTAGAATATATACTGATAGTACATCTAGAGCTAATGACAGTTCTAGATCTGTTGGAGAAGATCCATCACCAGGAAGTGGCGTAATTGCAGAGGTGGTAACCACTGGAATTTCTACGCAACAAATGATTACTCCTTTTGCTATGGGTGGAAATATGGACGATCCCGTTAGTAATGTTATTTACTTGGCAATCAAAAACCTTTCTGGTTCAACGCAAACAATTACCGCAAACCTCACTATTCTTCAACTGGAGGCTCAATAAGAAATGGCTGTATCAATTAGCACAGTAGGCATCAATACTGCAGATGCAGGAACTTGGAATCAGACTCAAGCCCTAGATTTGTTAGGAATTGGATTAAGTATTGCTCAACTTCACGGATCCCCAGTAAGCGGAATTCCAGTTGGAGTTTCTACATTTACTGGTGGAGGTAAAGTTGCTATATCTCAAGATAAGTATTATCAAGATGTAGAACCTATTTCTACAACTGGAATAGGAACGGGTGCATCATTTTTCATTTATAGAGAAAGTGACAATCAACACATTAACGGAATTTCTGTTAATCGCCCTGGGTATGGTTACACTGGAGGAGAGGTAGTAACGATAAGTGCAGAAGATATTGGTGGATCTATAAATGGTGCCAGTAACTTAGAACTTACACTAGTGGTTGATGCAACTATTGGTGGCGGATCTGGTTATGCTCTAACCTTTACGGGCGCAGGTAGTACTTCTATTGAATCTAGAGGTTATGACAGAAATGGGTATCAGTCTATTGGTACTAGTAGAACGTATGTATTTACGGAAGGCGATACTATATCTTTCACTAATGATACTACTAATGAGAGTTATTCTAGGGAATACATGGCTTTGGTTAGATATGCTATGGATAAACCCACCGCAAGCACTGCTGGATATGCGTATACTCATTATGTTTGGTCATATGGAGGTTCTACGGAAGCTGGTGGATTCACTACTTCCTGGACTCCAAGTTATGGAGAAGCGGGAACCTATTTTTATACTAGAGAATATTCTTCAAATGAAGATAATACTATAATCATTGTAGAACCTGCTTCTCCTGAAGTTATTACTCCTGTAAGTTATGGATCTACTACTGGTTGGTACGATCAAAATCCAGACACGACTACCAGTTCTGCTGGTAGGGTACTTAAACTAGATATAGATTCTAGTAAGAAGTATGGAACAACTTATCATATGATTTTCCATACAAATGGTGATGGGTTATATACCAATGGATATGCTGGTTGGATGCCTGTCAATACTAAGGAAAGATATCCTGGATATTATCAAGATTTTATGGGTAGGATTGATGTCTTAGGTGGTCACGGTTATGGAAAGAGATGGGCTGGATCATGGCAAGTAGATGGTGGTGATTATGGTGCTATCCATAACAGCTATGAAAGTATGTTGAATAATGCTTACATGGTTTCTAGTTCTTATGGAATGCGTCGTGTAAATTATCAACAGTTATGTACTCTTCCAACATCGTATACTGGTTATCAATTGGATCTAAAGATATACAAATCTGGAATTGATCCAAACTTTGTTGTTTTTATATGGAAATTGCCAACTTTATCTTCCTCAGACATTAATGATAATACAACTGCACCCTTCTTCTTCCACAACTTCACTACAAGTGTGTTCGATTTAGATGACTATAATTTAGGAACTATTAGTAGAATAGATTCTTATGGTTCTTATAATTTCACCGGCAGCAATCAAAAACCTTATTTGGATTTCTATACGCATCTATTAAATATTGATGGTGGTAGAAGAAGTGCTATGTGGGGATATGCAGGCGATTATCAGAGCTATAGTAGGTGTCAGTATTCTGCAAATGTTCACAGTCAGGCTTCTAACACAAGCGAACAAAGAATATATTACAGACCAGATTCAAGTGATGAAAGATATACTACTCGCATGACTCCTAATAATTCTACTTATGTTGGTAGAGATATACCTTCCAGTGCAAGTTCTAATAATGTGATTAAAGGACTACCCTTAGATGGTCACTTGGTGCCTTCTCCATATTATATACCAGATGATTTTGTATTGATTCAATTCGATTATAATGCAGTGTCGGCAAACATTCAGAATGGTGACACAGTTACTATCAGTGGATCTGAAGTTTATGAAGTAATCACTGGTTCATATGATACCGATGATGGTGGAAGAACTAAGGGTATTCTATTCTGTGCGAGGACAGTTTGATGGCTGATTATTCACTCAACAACTTAACAACCGCAGTAGATGCTACTCCAGGTGTTGGGGCAACTTTTGCATCATCAGTTGAATCTGCAACTTTTGAAACATCCAATGGAACCATTTCCCCTGGTGAAATTATAAATTTAAAAATGGGTTCGATTGGATCTGCAGTTCCTGTTTATGAACCAGATAGACCGCAGATAGGTCAATTGTATCCACGATTTGAGAACTAAATAAAAGAAACTGATTTAAATTATGGCTACTTCGATTAAAGTTTCCGAGACTATCGAGAAACTGCCAGCGAATCCATTCGCTTTTGAAGTTCTAAATCTTGCATCAAAACAAAAAAGTAATGCAAAGAAGGCTCAAGTATTGAGAACATATGGTGATCCTTCTTTGCAGACTGTACTGATTTGGAACTTTGATGAGAGTGTAATCTCTCTTCTTCCTGAAGGTGTTGCGCCTTATGCCAGTACTAAAGAACAAACTTCTTATTCTGGAACATTGGGTGAGAAGATTGAAACTGCAGTAAACATGATGAATGAACTGGGTTCTCAATCATTGGGTTCCCAGGATCAAGGACAGACTTCTATTAGAAAAGAATACAAATATTTTTACAATTTTATCAAAGGTGGTAATGATGGGCTTTCCTCTATGAAGAGGGAGACTATGTTTATCAACATCCTGGAAGGTCTTCATCCTCTAGAGGCAGAACTTCTTTTGCTTACAAAAGATCATAAACTACAGACCAAGTATAAAATCAGTAAGAAAAACGTATCGGATGCTTTCCCTGAGATCCAATGGGGTAACAGATCCTAGATTCGGGTTCCCGAACCGCTTGACAAACCATAGGTATTAAGTTAGTATAAATACATCGAATTGTCACATGTGACAATTCTTTACATACGAAGACATGTCGAGTCTTCTTTCATCCGCAGGTTCGACTCTGCGAGACATACTTAAGAGGTAACAAAAATGTTCAAAACGACTATCGCTGCAGCCGCCGCTGCAATCGCCTTTGCACCCGCTGCAGCCCTAGCCGGTCCCTACGTTAATGTAGAAACCAATGCTGGCTGGACTGGAGACGACTACACTGGAGCAACTACCGACGCTCACGTTGGCTACGAAGGTGCTCTGGGTGATTCTGGTGCATCCTACTATGTTCAGGGTGGCCCCGCTATCGTATCTGTCGATGGCGAAGAACTCTCTACCCGTTTCTCTGGTAAGGCAGGCGTTGGTATCCCCGTCACCGATGCACTCAGTGCATATGGTGAGGTCAGCTTC